CAACTGCTAGAGCTAAAGGTTATATTAAAGGTACTAAGAAAGTAAATTTAGCTATGTCTTTCTTAAACCGTGTAACTACACCAACTACTGTATATGTAAAGAACGACATTGATCGTGATGATGTTATTGATATAACAGATTTCGATATAGTAGCATGGCAAAAGAAACAAATGAGAAAGCTTCTAGATAAAGATCTAGCATTAGCTATGCTTGTTGGTGACGGAAGAGATATCTCAGATCCTCATAAAATAAATGAGCAAAACATTAGACCAATTGCTAAAGATAATAGTATGTATACTATAAAATATACTATTACTGAAGGTGTTGACTATAATGTTGCTGGTAACAGCCATTCTGAAAATGATTCCGTAACTAAAGGTATTATTCGTGGAGCACTTAGAGCTCGTAAAGAATACAAAGGATCTGGAAGACCTACATTCTATACAACTGAAGATGTGCTAACAGATATGCTATTAATTGAAGATCAAAATGGAAGAGTTATTTACGATTCTGTTGATAAATTAGCTACAGCATTAAGAGTTAAAGAAATAGTTACTATCCCAGAATTCGAAAAGTATACTGATATGTATGGTATAATTGTTAACCTACAAGACTATACAGCAGGTGCTGATAAAGGTGGAAATGTTAACCTATTTGATGACTTCGATATCGATTATAACCAAATGAAATACTTAATTGAAACAAGAATGTCAGGTGCTTTAACTGAACCTAAATCAGCAATTCTTCTTGCAAAAGCTGGATCTAGTAATAGTACTCCAGAAGATGACAATGACGAAGCAGCTGGATAATTTAGGAGGGTATTAATCTATGGATAACAAATATATAGAACAATCTTCTGATGTAAACGTAGAAGGTGTAGAATTTTATGTTGCATCTGAACCAGATGGATATTTATATAAAGAAGCTACTTGCGAAAACAAAGTAACAGCTAAAGAATTAAAACATTCTTTTGAAATGAACGATGTTGTTATAGTAGACGGTAATTATAAATATAGACCAGAAGTATTTGGTGTAACTGAAGATGGTACTTTTGTAATTTATGATAAAGTAACAATAGAAGATGAAACTATGTCATTAGTTCCAACGCAAGCTATGGGTTATGATGAAGTTATAGAAGAAGAAACTACACCAGAAACTACACCAACTACTGTTCCACCAACTACTGGTGAATAATTAAAAATAAAGGAGGAGTTAAAATGGCTAAATTTTATGGAAAAATAGGATATATTAAAACCATTGAGACCGCTCCTGGTATATGGGTAGAGCAAGCTATAGAAAAAGCATACTATGGCGATTTACAAAAGAATTATAGTAAATATCAGAATACAGATGTTAACGGAGACATTAATATTAGTAATGTTATTTCTATAGTTGCTGATCCATATGCATGTGAAAATTTTCAGCACATGCGATATGTTATATTCATGGGCGCTAAATGGAAAATAACAGGAGCTGACGTTCAGTATCCTAGAATTATAATTAATCTTGGAGGGTTATATAATGGCTAATAAAAGAGAAGAACTACACAATATATTAATTAATTTGTTTGGTAATTCTAGAGTTTATTATCAACCACCTGAAAATTTAAAATTAGAATACCCATGCATAAAATATAGCAAATTAAATATAGGGTCTATTAAGGCCGATAATATTAATTATAATTTAAGAGATGGTTATCAGATTATTATAATAAATAGATTGCCTGATAATGCTGTAATTAGAAAAATATTAAGTTTACCGCATTCTGAATTTGATAGGCATTATACCTATGATAATCTTAACCACGACGTGATAACTATTTATTATTAATAAGAAAAAGGAGGAAATATCTTATGCCAAAAATAAAATGGGATCAAACTGGAGAAAGATTTTACGAAACAGGAGTTAGTAAAGGTGTTCTTTATCCAACTACAAAAGATCAAGCTACAAATAAAACAATATATGGTACAGGTGTTGCTTGGAATGGTTTAACTAATGTATCAGAAAGTCCAGAAGGAGCAGAAGCAACAGCTTTATATGCTGATAATATTAAATATTTAAATTTATTATCTAATGAGGAATTTAAAGCCACTGTTGAAGCATATACATATCCAGATGAATTTGCTGAGTGCAATGGTGAATCAGCTTTAGCCCCTGGTATAACAGCTGGGCAACAAAAACGTAAAATGTTTGGTTTAGCTTATCAAACAAAAATCGGTAATGATGAAGATGCTGAATTAGGATATAAAATTCATTTAATTTATGGAGCTTATGCAGCACCAAGTGAGAAAGCATATGCTACAGTAAATGATAGCCCAGAAGCAATCACATTCTCTTGGGAGTTATCAACAACACCTGTTGAAGTTCCAGGAATGAAGCCAACAGCATTGATTGTTATTGACTCAACAAAAGTTAATGCCGAAAAATTAAAAGTATTAGAAAATTATCTTTATGGTACTGATGGTGAAGAAGGATCTGAAGGAACAGCTCCTCAATTACCTTTACCACAAAAGATTATAGAATTAGTAGGAGAAGCAGCAACAGTTGTTACACCAGAAGAAACATCAGAGCCAGCAGAAGGGTAAAAATAAGTATTATAAAGGAGCTGTAAATTTTTAATTACAACTCCTTTTTATTTTAAATAAAAATATAGGAGGAAAAGATTATGTTAAAAAGAAAAATTAAATAT